AATTGCATCAGTATAAATATCTTCTGGCACATACCATGTTGGCTGTACCTGTACCACCTGAGATTGGTACGTTGTTATATTTGGTCCTAATGCATTTACAAGAGCAAGGGTAGTAATTTGTGATACAGGATCATAACTGTTAGGTAATCCTTCTATAATTTGCTTTGCTTTTTCTTGCTTTTGTTCTTGTTCTTTTGTTGGTTTGTTCTCTGCTACTTCTTTTGGTTCTTCTTTAGCCTTTTCCTCAACCACTTGCTTTTCTTCTTTTGGTTCTTCCTTAACCTCTTGTTTTTCTTCTTGTGCCTCTTCCTGTACTACTTCTTTTTCTTGCGGTTTCTCATTAACTTCTTTAGCTTCCACTGTACTGCTAGTAGTTGTTTCTTCTTCTGCCTCAACTTCATTTTTAGTTTCTTCTTTAATCTCAGGAGTTTCCATCTCAGTATTAGCAACTTCTACAGTCTCCTCTACATTTTCTGGTGTAGACTCCTCTACAATTGGTTGTGTTTCTATCTTTGGCTGTTCCACTACTTCTACAGGCTCTTGTACATCATCTACAGTAACTTCCAGTTCTTGTATTTCTGCTACCATAGTTTCTACTTCTACCATTACTTCTTGCATGGACATTTCCCCCATATCCATATCCTGAAACATACCCTCAGAGACTCCAACATTTATTGTTTCAGGCATACCCTGTTCAAAATCATCTGGCATAGACATGTCTGGCATATCTAAATCAATCATTACCACATCGTCTATGTTTATTTCCTCAAAACTATCTTCATTTGGTAATGTTGTACTTGTATACGAATCTACAAGAGTTAGCGTTGTTTCTTCTTGTGCTTGCAATGGTTGTAATATTTCTACCCATGTTTCTACAGTTGTAGTTATTACGTTATAATTAACTGTGTAGGCTACGTTATCAAAAAAGTAATTCTTTGCTCCACCTACTCTTATAAATACCTTATCTAAATCTCCAGCAAAGTCATGTAAACCTGAATACGTTGTTGGAGTTTGGTTATTCTCTAAGGTTATAGCTCCTGTATCCCACTGGAGTATGTTATCATTATAGCCTTTTGTTTGAAAGTACCCTGTTGTGTTTGCTTGTGAATGGTACATTTGTAGTTCCCATTCTAGTGTACCTCCATCAGATATGTGAAAATCACTTATATCTACATACTGATCAAATGTTGTTAGAGAATTTGATGTGCCCTTACCACACTTTCCGGTTCCAAAGTAGCTGCTGCAGTCTGGCATACTTGCTGATCCGATTCCTCCCCAATCATAGTCCATATCTCCATGTTTGGTGTTGCCCACAATACCTGTGTCTGCGTGGAGGATGTCTTCTGTGGTTTTGTTTTCCACTGTTGTAGTCGTTTGCGTAACTTCTCTAACATCACCCTGTTCTTCTATTTCTTGTACGACAGTGTCGCCTTCTTCTAATAACTGTGCCTGACTATATGAAGAGTAATATAAGAAGAACAGAGAAGATACCAAGAGCACCTTCATCGGTGATAATTTCTTCATTCCTTACATTCTCCTTTACCCATCTTTCATAATCGGGTCTCTTCTCAGGATTCTCTGCCCAACCTTTTGCAGCGTCTAAACCAATCTTACCAAAATATGGACACGGTGTACCTGCCATTTCCATCGCTTGGAACACTCGTGAATCCTGACAGAGCATTGCTACAGCTCCAACTTTCATTCCCATTCTGTACAAAGACCTAGATAATTTAAGTCTTTCACAATTTAAATCCCTAACGGCACCTCCGCCAGCTAAACCTAGTATCTGTGTCTGCACCGCTGCACTCGCTGCAAAACTACAAACATCTTGATTATTTACCACAACCGATGGAGCATTTGCTGTGCCAACCGTTCTGTCTACCGTAGTAGTGCCAGATACCGTGCTACTCGTTGATGTCACCGTATTTGTCTGGGCCAAAGATTCTCCTTGCCCAAAACTTATGCAGGCCACCAATAAAATAGCTAACCACCATTTGTGCATTTCTAATCCTCACCGTTGTCTTCCACTATGGGCATTGCCGACTTGCTTGGCATAAGTACAATTCCGTGCAGTGCTTTTACATCATGTTCTTGTTTTTCTATTTTACCAAGGCCAACCCTGTCTAATAGCGTTTGTGCTGCTTTTAGTCTGAGTTCTTGCCTAGGGTTTAACCCATCATCGTTCATAGATTCTACCACCCTAGATACAGCAGTAGCCGAATTAACGGCTAGTTCTCTTTTGGATATATCTACAATTTCGTCTGCAAGGGCTTTTACAAGCCAAGTTCTAGAAGAAGGAGAGTATCCTGCTTCCTCACAGGCTGCGGATATATTACCTTTGTTTACGAAGAGAGCATCAAGAAACTTCTTTTGTTTCTCTGTAACTTCCTTTTTCTTTTCCTGTGCTAAAAGTGCAGAGGTCATCCGTAGGTCTTTGCCTTTCTCATTCCGCCACCCATAGCGTACATCTTCTTGTGGACCTTGCCACCACCCATCATTTTTTTCTTAGCTTTGCCACCATAGGCTTTGTAGCCCATTTTGTTTCGTACAGGTGTAGGTAGTTTTCCTAGCCCTTTGTTACCTGATGGTACATCTTTTAAGTTAGCCATATGTCTGTGCCTTTCTTGGAGCATTACTATATCCTTTTACATTAGAATACCCCTTTGGTTTTTTATTTCTTTTTTCTGGAAATGGTAATTCTGCATCTCCAACTTCTTTTGTACCTAAGAAAAAAGCAGCTGGTCCTGCAGCTCGTGATCCTACAAAGGCTGCCCCTTTGCCTAAGTATTCAGCACCTTTAACTAGTGCTCTTTGTGGGTTGACTTTAAAAGTTTGTCTTATACTTGTTCGTGCATTATCTACACTATCTAATATTGCTTCTTGAGAATACACTAGACTTTTAAAAAATTTTGGTTTGTTTGTTTTATATAAATCTTTTATTTCTTTTGCAGCGTTGTTTATCCATTTTAAATCGGCTTTGTTAGGTTTTCTACCCTCTAACTTTTCAATTTGATGTATTCTTGATTCTTTCCAGCCTTTTACAAAATCATTTATATTTGTTTTAGCTTTTAAAACTTCTGTTATTTTTTTTACAGGAACTAACTGACCTGTTGCTGATTGTTTATAGAGTGCACCATCAAAATTTTTTATTACTTGCGTGTGGGGGGACCACCATTTTCCAGTATGTTTAGAGGGAAATACATTTTTATCTTTATAACCCGGCCATTTTGTATACTCACCACTTACAAGTTTTTCTAATGCTTTTGGTGTTGGTTGTTGCCTATATATTGTAAACTTGTCCGCCATACTAATGTTTTATATCTCCGCACACGCATAACAGTTAATTTCCAACCCTACGGCTACTTCTAGTACTCTTGGTGATTTCCACATGATATGTATCCTTTATATTTATCTTGATTGATTTGTCTTGGGGGATACGGAGCATAGACGCTCCCTCCGGAGATAGTATATTAATTGTGCTACCCCCCAAGGACTTAAAATGATGCAGTACAACCCGTGAACCCCTCGTATGTATAACCTGTTCTTGTGAGGTTGTGAGTGTATTTGCACTACATATGTCTATATATTATACAGCATATATGCAAGTTGTCAAGTAAAAAGTTACTTAAATGTGCTTTTTTTTATTTTTTACTTGACAGGTCTGAAATACGGTGTATAATAAGGGTAATCCCGTTGGGTAATATACCTTGTACCCTGTAGGTCTACCTTAAGGTATGCCGAGGTGATCCATGTGGAATATCCTGTAGAGATAGCCCCGCTGGTTGTAACTAATGGGATGCCCAAAAAAATCTGGTAGGGTGCCTAAAAAATACACAAAATTGTGCGTGATTGCATACAGTGTATGGGGTACCCCCCAGTGACCCTTACGTGCCCGCAAACCCTTGATTTTTATATGTTTTTCCTACAAGTTTTCTCCTAGAGAAAACCATATAGTAATAATACACAGCAAAACCCACCAAGCCACAGCCACAAGATAACCTTTTATTACGTCATGCATGCGCATCTTTAGGGCATTGACAATATTCTGGTTGGCAAGGTTGGAGGGTAACCCTTGATAGTACAAAAGCGTGTCTAACTCCACACATAAAAAAAGCCCTAGCGATTAACTAAGGCTCTTTCTCTTTGGGGATAGGGTTATTAATAAGATGTAAGAAGGTTACCAGATTTGCCCGCAATGTTAAACAAGGGTTTTAAACAGTTATCCTTTAATGGTGTACTGTTAAGATCAACAAGCGCATACTCTCCAGACTTTACCTTTTGTTTAATCTCTTTGTTCGGTACTCCTAAAAACCTTGCAAGGTATTTGGAAGTAGTAGCGGAGTAGTTCCAGAATTTCTCATCTAGTTCAATAGTATCCGTTGCATTGGTTCGCCTTGCAATTATGCTTTCGTATGACTGAAAGTATGCATCGGAATTGGTAAGAGTTATTACAAATTGGTTTTTTACTTTGTTACCATGGTTGCTTATCATATTAGAAACGTACATGTTATCTCCTTTTAGTTAGTTTAAATATTATCTAAATGGATTATATACAGAAAACTAACGGCATGGC